CTGGAGGAGGTGGAACAGGAAGAGGACACGATGGACCACAACGTGGAGATCCAGGCACAAATGGCCTTGGAGGAGGCGGCGGTGGAACTGGATTCCATGACCCAGCCCCTAATCCAACAGGAGGAAGTGGTGGTAGTGGTGTTGTTATTTTAAGAGCACCAGGACCTTTAGGACCAATTATTGAAGTATCTCCAGGAACAAATACTAAAACAGTTGCTCCAGGTGGAGAAACTATTTGTACTTTTACAGTTTCAGGAAATTTAAAAATAACAGGATAATAGGATAAAAGTATGGCATATTTTGCAGAATTAAATTCAGAAAATAAAGTTACAAGAGTGGTTTCCGCTTGTGATATAGACGTACAAAACAATGGTGGAGATCAATCAGAATCTGCTGCAAAAGCTTTTGAAAAAGTTTGCCCACTTAGTGAAGAAGGCATAAAATGGGTTCAAACATCTTTTACTAAAAGTTTTAGAAAAAATGGTGCTGGTATTGGTTTTACTTATGATCAAACAAAAGATGCTTTTATTGCGCCTCAACCTTATCCATCTTGGACATTAAACGAAACTACTTGTGTTTGGGAAGCACCTATTCTTTTTCCATCTGATAAATCTTATGCTATTAAATGGGATGAAGATAATCAACGTTGGATTGGTTCTCCGTTAGATAATAATTTTATTTATAAATGGAATTCAGTATCTAATTCTTGGGAAAATATATAAGTTTAAGTTGATTTTTATTAAAAAATAAAGTATAGTATTATTTAAAATAATACTTAAAGAATTAAAGAATTAAAGAATTAAATAATGATACTTAAAGAATATTTTTGGTATTTTAAAAAAGCAATTTCAAATGAAATTTGTGATAAAATTTATGAATTAGGATTTTCTCAAAAATCCAAAATTGGCACAGTAGGTACCCAAGTTACAGGAAAGAAACTTAAAAAAGTTAGAAATTCTAATGTTTCTTGGTTAAATGATCAATGGATATATAAGACTATTGATCCATTTTTTATAACAGCAAATAGAAGTGCTGATTGGAATTTTGATTTTGATTATTATGAAAGTTGCCAGTTTACTAAATATAGTAAAGGACAACATTATACTTGGCATGCAGATGGTTTTCCAGAAGCATACAATGATCCAAATAATTTAAATTATTATAATAAAATTAGAAAATTATCTGGAGTATTATTTTTATCACATCCAAAAGAATATAAAGGAGGTGAATTTTTATTTGATCTAAGAAACAAAGAAAATCAAAAAAGTAATATTATTCCTTTAAATAAAGAAATTTGTGCTAAAGGAACAATTGTAATTTTTCCAAGTTTTGTTTGGCATAAAGTTAAACCTGTTATTAAAGGAAAGAGACATACATTAGTAATATGGGCATTAGGTAAAAAATTTAAATGAATAAAATTATAATTGTAGGAGGAGGTTCGGCAGGATGGATGACAGCTTGTACATTAATTAGAGCTTTTCCTAATAAAAAAATAACATTAATTGAATCACCAAATATTGCAACTGTTGGAGTAGGAGAAAGTACTATTGGCGGAATAAGGTATTGGACTAAATATTTAGGAATAAATTATTCTGATTTTATAAAAAAAACAGATGGAAGTTTTAAATTAAGTATAAAGTTTACAGACTTTTATAAAAAAGGAGAAGGATTTCATTATCCTTTTGGATCACCATTTTTAGAAGGAAACCAAGCATTATTAAATGATTGGTGGTTTAAAAAATTTATTTATCCTGAAACTCCCGCAAGCGATTATGCAAGTTGTCATTTTCCTCAAATGGCATTAGTTAATCAAAACAAATGTTTTTATAATGAAAAAAATATAATTCCATTTGATTTTGAACGAAATACTGCCTATCATTTTGATGCTACTAAATTTGGTATTTGGTTAAGAGATAATTATGCAATACCAAAAGGAGTAGTTCACATAAAAGAAGATGTTATATCTATTGAACAAAATGAAGAAGGAATAAAATCGTTAAATAATAAACATAAAGCAGATTTATTTATTGATTGTACTGGATTTAGAGCATTATTAATAGATAAAACTTTAAAAGAACCTTTTGAATCCTACCAAGACTTATTACCAAATAATTCTGCTTGGGCAACTAGAATACCTTATAAAAATAAAGAAAAAGAATTAGTTTCTTATACAAATTGTACAGCTTATAACAATGGATGGATATGGAACATACCTTTGTGGTCAAGAATAGGTACTGGTTATGTTTATTCAGATAAATTTATAGATGATGATTCCGCTTTAAAAGAATTTCAAAACTATCTTGGTAATAAAGAACTAGAATTTAAAAAAATTAAAATGCGTGTTGGAATACATAAAAGATTATGGGTTAAAAATGTTTGTGCTATTGGACTAGCCGCTGGATTTATAGAACCTTTAGAAAGTAATGGCTTATTTTCTGTACACGAATTTTTAATAAATTTAGTTAGAAATCTTCAAAGAGAAAAAGTATCTCAATGGGATAAAGATAATTTTACTTATGAATGTAAATTATTATTTAGAAATTTTGCAGAATTTGTAGCACTTCATTATGCTTTATCACATAGAGAGGACACTCCATACTGGAAAAACAATTTTAATAAAAATTGGGAAGAAAAATTAATAAATTTAAAACCAAGTTTAGTATCAGGTCTTTTAAGTGCAGCTACAGCTAAAGACGAATATTTTCATTTTAGACATGATGCAGGATTGCATTGTATAGCTGCTGGAATGAACTGGTCACCTACAGATTTAACAATTATAGAATACAGTAATTTTACTAATAAAGAAAAACTAAAATTAGAATGGGATCCTTTTATTAAAAGATTAGATGAAAGAAAAAAAACTTGGGAAAAATCAATAAAAAATGAGCTAAGTCTTTACAAATTTTTAAAAAAATATATATATAAATAAGATGTTAGAAATATTTACAGTTCCAATTTTTGAAGAAACTTTAAAAGAAACAAAAAAATTAAATAAAAAAATGATTCAAGAGGCTTTGCGTCTTGAAAAAAATAGTAAGGGTGTTTCTAAAAGTAATCAATTTGGATTTCAATCAGAACTATTAGATCCTACCATTCCATTTGTTTCAGAATTTTTTAAAATTACAAAACCATTTATTATTAAATCATTAGACACTTTTCAAATACAGAAAAAACCCTATAATGTAAATTTTTCAAGACCTTGGATTAATATTAATAGATATAAATCATTTAATTGGCAACACACTCATTTGTTAACGGAATGTAATTTTAGTTTAGTTTATTATTTAAAAGTTCCAAAAAATAGTGGAAAAATTGTTATAACTAATCCTATGTATCAACATAACTCTTTTTTTCATCAAGATTTTAAATTATTTAATAAATTTAATAGTAGGTATTTTGAAATTGTACCTGAAGAAAGTTTACTAATAATGTTTCCTTCAGATTTACAACATTGTGTATTTCCAAATTTATCAAAAGAGCCAAGAATATCTTTTACCTTTGATATAAACGTATCATGAGTTTTAAAAAAAATAAATATGTTGTTATAAGAAAAGCTATATCAAAAGATGTAGCTGGTTTAGCTTTTAACTATCTTTCATTAAAAAAAGAAGTATTTTGCACAACTAAATTTAATTTTTTAGGAACTTTTGCAGATACACAAACTCTAAATACTTATTCTACTTATGGAGATATTTTAATGGATTCTTTACTTAAAATAGTAAAACCTGTAATGGAAAAATATACCAAATTAAAATTAATCGAAACTTATTCTTATTCAAGACTTTATAAGAAAGGGGATATTTTACATAAACACACAGATAGACCTTCTTGTGAAATATCTTCAACAATGAATTTAGGTGGTGATCTATGGCCTATTTATTTAGAAAACAATAAAGTGATTGAAATTAAATTAACTCCAGGAGACATTTTAATTTATAAAGGATGTGAATTATCACATTGGAGAGATAAATTTAAAGGTAAAATTTGTGGCCAAGTTTTTTTTCATTATAACAACTTAGATTCAAAAGAAGTCACACCTAATAAATATGATGGAAGAATACATTTAGGTTTACCCCATGATTATCAAGCACAAAATAAAAGATAATTTTTTAGAACACGATGTTTTTAATCGTATAAAAGAAAATATACTTCATTATTCTTTTCCATGGTATTTTCAAAAAGATGTAGCTTTTACAAATAAAAGAGAAAAAAATGAATCTTTTTATTTTACTCATTTATTTTATATAAATGAAATTAAAAGTGATTTTTATGAATTACTACAACCTTTGTTAAAAAAAATAAAAATTAAAAAATTATTAAGAATAAAAGCTAATCTTTATCCAAATTTAAATAAAAAAATTATAAATAATAAACACATAGATTATGAATTTAAACACAAAGGATTAATATTTTATTTAAATACAAACAATGGATATACTATTTTAAAAAATAATTTAAAAATTAAAAGTATAGAAAATAGAGTTTTATTTTTTGATCCAAGTATTGA